GGCTTGTTCGGCATACTGTTCGCCGTGATTTTCTCCGGCTTGTTGTCGCCGTGTACCTTCATTTAGATCACTCCTTTCTTATGGCTCGCACAGGAGACGCGCGGAAGCGTTCGAGTAAGAACCCGATGAAGAGGTGCTCGCATTGAAGCTCAACAGACCTGCATACGTACCTTCGTTCCAGTCGCCACCAACACACAACACGCGCCAGTCGGGGTCCGAATACGCATAATCCGGGACGTATGTTGTTTCCGAGCCGCCAGACGTTTTCGGAATGAGCAGACCATTGTCGGTAACGGTCAAGTCCTTAATCCAACCGCTTGCGGGCAGCGTGCCAATATTGGTATAACCGGTTGCTGTATCGTCCGCGTACTTGCTCGGGTCGGTACAGTAGTAAGCCGCTGTACCGTTGGCGTTAAAGCCGTCTACCCACTGGTACACGTTGCCCCAGAGGTTTTCAATACCTCTGTATTGAACATTGCCCCATGCACTATTTCCATACGTAGTTTCACAACCTGTATGATAAACCATTGCATCAGTTTTTCCTGATGGTGCTGAGTTGCCGTACTTGTACGCATATCCATTGCCTATTTTGCTTTGTGCGTTCCAATCCGCAAACTCAACAATGTACAAAAAGATAATTGCGCAATATGTTGCGAAATCGTACAAGTGCCACTTGTCGCCGTTTTTCTTAGCGTTGCTGCGTGCGGTTGTGCGAGTGATATTTACAGTAGACGTAACACCGGATTTACTTCCGGGAATAGTGTATCTTCCCACATACTTTCCACTGCCCGGATGTTTCGTCATTCCAGTCTTGGGCTTATCCGACACATAGAAATACTGCTTCGTACCGTTACGTTTCGCCGCAACATAGAACTCCGGAATAAACACCATGGTAAAGTTATTAGAACGTGAGAACCCGCTATCACCCTTCCAAGCCGTCACTTCACCGGACCCATCAAGGTTGCACTCTTTCATCCCGCTCCACGGCAAAAACGCATCAAACGGACTCGAACCAGCACCCCTACCTACCGCCGGTTTCGGCTCAGTGGTCACAGACCGTGTAACCAGTCCGTAAGGGTCAGTGCTCGGAGTTAAGCGCGTCAGCGCGGTACTGCTGTTGGACGTATCCCACACCACGCCAAACACATTTTCATAGCTGAGCGTCAGCGCCTTGCTCTGACCACTGGCAGTAACGCTTACTGTGCCCTCTGCGGTCTGGTCACCCTTAGTAGCCTTGATTGCCCAAGTACCCGCCTTGCCGACCGTAAAAACAGCCGTACCGTTGCTTGTCTTGGTCAGCACCGTGCTGCCCAGTGTCGCCGTAACCGTCGATCCGCTATCTACGGTTACGGTAATCGTGGACTTGAATTTCTCAAGATTGGCACTCAGCGCCGTGTAATACGCCTTGGTTGTTACCTCGGCCGTGTACGTCACGCCGCCAAGCACGCACGACAGCGTGTAACTCGTGTTAATGCCGAGCACGCTTACCGTTGCCGTCTTGCTGCTGTCTACCGTGCCGGTGTAGGTTTCGCTGCCGCCCTTGAGCGTCCATACCTGACCGACAAAATCGCTTGCAAACGTCAGCGTAATCCAGCTGCCGCCGGACGTAGGCGCGTCTACCTCGCCCACGGTATCTTTCGCCGTAAAACCGAGGTACTTTCCCTTTGTGCCCTTGATTTTATCCTGTTTCTTGGCAAACTGCGCAGAATGTGCGCTTGTGCTCGTGTTATGCGTGGATACCGCATTTGCAGCCGTGCCGGACGGGTCAGCGCCAACGTCACCGGCACCCATCGCATCTACTTTCTCTTCAAGCGCTGCTGCCGCTCCTGCTTTTTCCGCACCGAGGTCAGCAGCGGTCAGACTTCCGTCCTTGACAACCTTTTTTACTTCTGCCGCAAGTTCAGCGGTCTTTACGCGGGCATTAACAGCATCAACGTTATTCTTCAGTTCGGCGTCAATCGCGGTAAAGTTTTGGTTGAGCGCTTCAACATCACCGAACTCCTCGTAGCCGGGTTTATTCAGATGATAGTTAGGTGTTTGCTCCATCCGGCAGCACCTCCTCCTTAATTTCTCGCCAGGTGAGCTTTTTCAGCTCGCCCCATGTTAACTTCTTGATCTGCTCCCATGTGTTGTACAGCAACGATGTTGTGCAGACCATATTCGCAGGTACAATGTCCGCAAGCAGTTCTTCGACCGCCTGCTGATTACGTTTCGCGGTCAGCGCGACTTTGACCGTCAGTGTGTACCTGTCGCCGTTCAGTTCCAGCTTGTAGCCGTCCGCGCCGCAGAGCGTTTCAAGCTGCTCACCGAGAACGGCAGCTGCGCATTGATCTTGGCGAGCACCTTAAACCGGCGCTCGTCCAGTGTGTCCGTGTCCATCGGCGTAATGCCGAAGATCTTCTCGTAGCGCGCAATGGCGGTTTCACCGGCGGTACTGATGAACTGCGCGTCCAGCACCGCATCAGCGGCATCGCGCAGACGGTCAATCTCCGGCTGCTCGGTGTCGCACAAAAGCGGAAACTCGTAGGTTTTCAGCAGGATCGAAGGCAGGTAGTCTTGCAGCTTCTTTCTCACGACGCACCGCCAATCGTACTCAGCCGCGGAATTTCGTCCGCAGCCAGCTCAATGTTCTTGGTATCGCCGTTGACGGTCGTGCCGTCCACATCGACAACGCAATCCGCGGTCAGCAGGTGTGTTTCGATCTGCGAGATACGAACCACTGTTGTTTCGCTATCCGCCCAGTTCTTACGCAGTTCATCAAGATACGCATTGGCGGCGCTCACAAGCTGCGACTTGCCGTTGTCCCAGTTCCAACCGGCGGCAAAAGTGACGTTGGCTGTAATAGTGAGGTCAGCGTACTTTGCACCGGTAACAGTTACGGTGTGTCCGATCGGAGCCAAACCCAGACCTTCACCGTGGTTCTGCTCAGGGTCGATGGCGGTCTGTACCTTGCTGATAAGCTCGCTGCTCGGTGCGGTGTAATCAGTGCGGTGTAATCAGACGCGATAATAGTCAACTTGACCGTACCGCCGCCGTTCCAAACCGGATAAACCTTGACGCCGCCAACACCTGTAATAGCGTTGACCTTCTCGCGGTAGTCCGCGACATTCCCGCCGAAAGCCTCACCGTCAATGCTGGCGTAGTATTTCTCGCGCAGCGTGTCGGTCGTGTCGCCGTCCTCGGCCGGAATGAGCACCGCTGCAATCTGGGCGGTTTCCAATCCGTTGACCGTCTGGATCGGCAGGAGTAAACCGGTGTACTTGTTGCCGACCGTACCGAGCGTTTCCGCCTCCAGCTTGTAGTGACCCGCCGATATTTTTTCTGTGATGGTGTAGTTCACCTCGTCGCAGTTGAACCGCAGACCGGCGGACAGTTCGATGTTGGACGGCGTGAACACGCCCTCGATAACAGCCGCAGTTTCGCCTTGAATAGCTACGCCGCGCTCTTTGCAGCGCAGCATAAGGTACTGGAGCGACGCCGTATCAACAAAGGTTTCGTCCATGACAACATCAAGTTCCATGTACGCCTTTGCAAGTTCTGCGGCCGCCGGTGCAAGCGCGTCATAGATGATACTGCCCTCTCGCTTGTCCACCGTATCCGGCACGGATTCCAGCATACGGTTCATAATGTAGTCAAACGTCATTTCATCGGAATACTTTCCGATCATGCCGCCTCACCTCCAAACTCAAATTCGCTTTCCACGTCGCCCTCGGTCGTGGTTACGGTAAATTTCACAAGCAGGCTGCGCTTGCCCTTGGTGAACGAGAACTGCTCAACCGAGAGCACACGATCATCCGCCATGAGCGCATCTTCAATCGCCTTGGCAACCTTGGCCTGCAGATACGGCGTCATGGTCTGACCGAGCAGGGCGTTCAGCTCGATACCGTAATTCCAGCTGTAAATCGCGTACTGAAACCGTTCGGTCTGAAGAATCAGGAAGATGGCCTGCTTCATGGCTTCCAGTCCGTCCAGCTTGCCGCCGGAACACGGGTAACCGTCAAACCGCAGCGCATAGGTGCGCGTAGGCTGTGTTTCAATCTCGAAATCCTGCACGAGATCGTCATTATACTCTGTCGGCAGCATTACAGCGCCCCTTTCTTGTCTAAAATGAGATATTCCTGACCGCCCTGTTTCCTTAGCAGAATGAGCTTGTCCCCTACCTTAAACGAGGACGCGCTCATGCCAGTACGGACGGCCAGAAACTCTTTTTTGAGCGGCAGTTTCTGGTCAATCTGCACCTGAAACGGGTCAAGCGAGATGACCTTTCCGTAACACCAGTCAGCAGGCCGCCTTGCTTCAAAGACGTTTTCTGCAATCTGTTTCATAGCGGTAAACATATCAGGCACTAAACTCACCTCGGATTCCGCTCAAATACAGGTCCATCGTGTACAGGCCATTGCTGAACGTGTGCTTAGCCTTCTCCACGCACATATAGTTCTTGATATTGATGTCACCCAGGCCCATGCCGACGCAGACCGAAGTACCGGCACGCGCTCGAACATCACCGAAAACCTTCTGCATGGTCAGTTCGCGGTGAATAACGTTGTAGTATTTCATCAGCGCCTTGGCCTTGGTCTGCAAATCGGCGGTGTTGAGGGCGTTGTCCAGCTTTTCGTAATACTGGAGCGTGCCCCATTTGCTCTGGCTGGCGGTATTGTTCATCACATGAACCTCACGCACGCCTGTTTCGTCATTATCCCATGCCAGCTTGATGCGGTTGTACACATCACTGTCGATGGACGAGGTGTAGCTGTATCCCTGGGCGGTGTCCTCGTCGATGTAGAGCGGCAGGAGCAGGCTCTCGTAGGGTTTGAGGCACAACTTGCCGAAATCGTCATACAAGACGTACACCTTACCGGTGTTGATGATGGTCAGGTCACTGGCGTTACCTAACATGTCAAAGAGCGTGCCCTCCTCAATCCTCTGCGAGATTTTGTACTTGGTATCGGTCACGGTACCAACCTTGAGGCCGTAGTCCGCAGCCAGCATTTTCAGCACATCGGCGTAGGTCTTGTTCGTGTACGAAATCGTGTCCTTGTTCTTGAAGTACCGCAGCTGGTCGTAGGCCGTGACCTTAATCAGCCGGTTATCCGAACGCGACTTCTTAAAGACGTAGCCGTAAAAGACATTGGAGCCATCGAACCGGAACGACACCGGATTGCCCTCATGAAAGTTGAGGGTATCGTCCTTGACCACCGTAAACGTCAGCGAGGACGCCGCGCCACTGCGGGTGGTTTCCCACACGATGTCGCCCTCGATCATCGGCTGCTGAAGCTGACCGTTTTTGTTCTGGATGATCAGCTCGGCGCCCGGCATCTGGCAGGACGGCACATCCCGCAGGATTTCCTTGCGCGTACCTGCTGCACCTGTGACAGACTTAACAACAACGGTCGTGATATCCTTCTTTTTCTTCTCGGTACTCGAACCGGATGAACCGGACGAACTTGAAGAACCAGAACCGCCGATGATGGCGGTACCTTTTCGCCTGCCCCAGTTGTTACATTCGGCGTTCGAGGACATCAAGAGGTCGAAGTGGTACACGCCGTTTTCGATTTGAATCATGCCGCCGCGGTCATTGACGGTGTAGGTCACGCCGTCAAGCGCTGTACCTGTACCCTGCACGGTGATTTTCGTCCCGAACGGTACAGACGGCGGTGCAGCGCAGGTGTGCTTGCTTGGGTCTAACCTGTTGCCGAGCGCATCAAGGAAACCGCCCTCCATTGCATTATTCGCCGGATAGTATGCCGTGAACAACGCCTTTACAGTGTTCGTTGCCGTGCCGCCCGACTTCGCGCCGGAATAGTTAGATACTGTGTCCTTCGACGATACATAGTTCAGCGGATTGACCGACGAACCGTTCAAGTGCATACCAAAATGCAGGTGACAGCCGGTCGAGTTGCCAGTTGTACCAACGGCCGCGATTTTCTGACCGGCGGTGACTTTTGCGCCCTTGGAAACATACAGTTTCGAACAATGTCCGTAGAAACTCATCAGACCGCCGCCATGGTTAATACTGATGTAGTTACCATAACCTCCGTTCAAACCGGATACCGTTACCGTGCCCGACCCAAAAGCGAGAATCGGCACGCCCGATGCCGCTGCCAAGTCAACACCATCATGAAACTTGACAGTTCCGTAAATTGGGTGTACGCGGTTTCCGTAACCGCTCGAAATGCGCGAGTAGGACGGACACGGCCAAACATATTTACCCATGTTCTCCCCTCCTTAACCCGGCAGCTTGAGCACGGTTCCGGGATAAATCCACCAGCCGTTACTGCTGCTCGATCTGCCGTACTTCTTGGCGGCGGCCTCAATGGCAGCCTTGTTCAGATTATAGATAGACTGCCACTTAGTACCGTTCCCCAGCTTCACCCGGGCAATGTCCCACAGCGTATCACCGGATTTGACGGTGTACGTCTTACCGGCCGGTGCAGTCGTAGTGTCGCGCTTCTGCGTGACAGTCGCTTTCTTGGTGGTGGAGCTGCTGCTCTCGCTCTTTTTGAACTCGATCAGCTTGGTCTTGACATCCATATAAGTCAGCAGTTCGATTTTCGCCATCACGTCAACGCCGTAGCTACCGGCGTCCTCGCTCAGTTCGTAGCTTTCCAACGATACCATAAGTGGCTTGTCCGGGTCGTTCGTCATCAGCAGATTGCCTGCGTCATCCGTGCGGATAACCAAAAACTCAAACGGCTTGCACTCGCGCTTGAGCTTTTCCAACAGTGACATATAATACTGTGCCGGCTGGTAGCCGTTCGGGTAACAGGCAAACGGGTATTCCCTGTTCGGCAGGAGCGCGTTGAAGCTGTACTTGCTCAATCCGGGTGTCTTGATGATGTTGCGCTGACCCTCGTTGATGAGGTTGATGGTCTTGTTCTGGTTGCTGATCTTGATGGTCAGCGCACTCGGCGTGACCGGAAGACGCACACCGTCCATGTAAAACTCGTACATATTTAGATGTGCACTCCTTCCGCACTGGTGACAAGCGCCTCGGTGACCTTGGCTTCCAGCAGATTGACTACGCCGTCCAGATCCATCTCGTTCGAGATGTTGTTGTGGTTGACCATTTCCACCTTGATCTCGGCGGTGGTGTACTTGTTGATGACCTGCCGCTCGGCAATATCGCGCAGCAGCTTGATGTCGTCCGAGGATACGCTCACATCGTCCGCAATCTGTGCGGTGTTGTCCGCGATGTTGGACAGCAGGCCCGTTGCCGGATCGTCCGGCAGGTCAAGACCCAGCTTTTCGGAGATGCTGTTCTGAAGGTTTGCACCCCAGTTGTAGCCGTTTGCGTAAGCCGTCGAATACTCGATCTTCTCCTTGTGCTTAACGTACTCCGTCCACCCGGACTGATCCTTGATCTTCTGGATGCTGTCGGTGTAGCTGTCGTAGAATGTATCCAGACCGCTGGTGATGTTGATCTTCACGCCCGGAATAAGATTGATGAGCTTCTCGATCGTCCTCACCATACCGCGGATGACGCCGACAACATACTGACTGAGCTGCAAAAACAAAATCTCGATCGACGCAATCGGGTGCTGAAACACGTTGCCGAGGAAGTTGATAAGGTCGGCAATGACGTTGTAGACCGGCAGATAGAACATATTGTAGACAAACGCGCCCGCCATCGCAAACAGACCGCAGATCACGCCGACGGCGCTCGTCGTTTCGTTCTTCGCCCGGTTCGTGTAGTTGATGTACGCGGCGATAACGCCGATCAGAATGATGATCGAGCCGATAATCAGCACGATCGGGTTGAGCGACATCACGGCATTGAGCATCTTCTGCGCGGCTGTCAGCGCCTTCGTAGCCGCAGCACAGATCTTCGTCCAGTTGGCGGCCACCGCAAACAGCGCAAAGGCTGCCGCAGCCGCAAGCACCAGCGGGCCGATGACCTCAATATTGTTCGCCACCCAGTTGATGGCTTCGAGCAGCGGCTGCAAGGCCATGATCGCCATATTGCTGGCCTGCGTCCAGACGTCCGACCAGGTGAGCGGAATCTCGTTGAATTTCTGGTTGGTTTCCTCTGCCGAGGACAGCAGCGCGGACTTGACGACGCTCGCCGTCAGCTCGCCCTCCTGCGCCATGCTGCGGATTTCACCGACCGACACGCCGAGGTAATCCGCAATCGACTGAATGATAGTCGGTGCCTGCTCGAATACCGAGTTCAGCTCCTCACCGCGCAGCACGCCGGAGCCCATCGCCTCCATCGCCTGCGTGATCTGCAGCATGGCGGCAGCCTGACCCTCCGCTGAGGTGCCGGCGATCTTGAACTGCTTGTTCAGCTGCTCGACAAACGCGATCGTTTCCTGATTGCTGCTGAATGCGTCGCCGGCAAGCAGACCCATCTTCGCGACCGCATCCGCCGTGGCGTTGTACGCGCCGCGGGAACGCATAGCCGACTGATAGATCAGCTCCTGCAGGTCGGCGGTGCTTTGCAGACCGTCGTTCATCAGGTTCAGACGCGCCGTGGTCTGCGTCATTTCGTCCGACATACTCACGATACCGCTCACCAGCTTGGAGCCGAGGAACGCGGTGCCCAACTTTTTAAGTGAGGCCGTCAGGTTCTCTGCCGGCGGCTGCGCCGAGGTCATGCTGCTCCGCAGCTCCTCGACTTCGCTCACGGTTCGGGTGAGTTCTTCACGCACACCCGTCAATTCGCTGTTAAATTGTGAATACAGACCGGTCGGGGCGGCCTGTTCGGTCAGGCTTTGCATACGCTCAAACCGGTCGTTGACCGCACTCAGGTTGGACGCGATACGGCTGAGTACATTACTCATGCCGTCGCGCAGCTGGACGGTGTTGGACAGTGCCATAGAACTCACCTCCCTCGTTTTGCTTTATCCAGAGCGGCCTTTTCGTCCTCGTTGTACACGACACAGGACGCCCAGATAAATGCCCGTTCTTCCTTTGGCAGACTTAAATATTCGGACGGCAGGATATGGAGCTTTTGCAAGCAGTAATGCGCTGCATACGCTTCATAATCATCAGAGCCCTCACCGTCCCGAATCAGTTTTTTGCCTGTTCCACCAGATCAGGAGCATCACCAAAGCCGCAGATGTCGAACAGCTTTTCCGTGTAGTTCGTATACTCACCCGGCGTCAGCATGGCCGAAATCAGCTCCTCGGCGCATTTCACGCCGTAGCTGTCCTGCAGTTCTGCATCGTTGAGGTTCGGATAAACCGTGCAGGCGGCTGCCAGCTTGGCAAGGTACAGCACGTTGTCGAATTCCTGACGGAAGCTGCCGCGCTTGCCCGGCACCTGTACGCGGTACTGGCAGTCACGGCGCAGCGTTTCGTCCTCGCGCGAGGAAATGCAGCGCACCTCCCACTCGAGCGGCTTGCCGTCCTCATCGGTGAAGCGGTCGGATACGACCAGCTTCACGTTTTCAACCTGCTTGGCGTTCTGCGCCAGAAATGCGGTAAGATTACCCATTGTACAAATTCCTCCTTATTCCATACCGGACAGTTCGGTAAACTCCTCGGGCATATCCCAGCCGTCGAACGTACCGGAAAGCTCCTCGTCAAGCAGACTGTCGCCTGCGTCGAACTTCGCCAGAATCGAGCTGTCGATCAGGCAGCCGGTGTGCGTGATGGTCTGACGGCCGGCGGACGAGGACGGGTCCTCGTTGGACACCTGAATCTCAAACGGTGTCATCCTGCCGGTCTTGCAGTAGGTCAGGAACCAGCGGCGGAACACGCTCTGGTTAAAGTGCGCCGTGCCCTTCCACGAACCGGACCAGCCGGTCGGCTTCTTGCCGATGCCGGTACGGCCGAGGATTTTCACGTCCTGCGAATTGACCTTTGCAGACGATTCAAAGCTGTACAGCTGCATCATATTGTAGCGGTTGCCGTCAATCGTGACGTAGCACTCGGCCATCGAGCCGGATACCGCATCATTTGCTTCCATAACGGGAGCGTTCAGCATGACTTTTCCCTCCTTTATTCAACGATTACCTTCATGTAGAGCTGTTCCATCGCAGAAACCGGCTGTACATGGTCCTCGACCGCAACCGACTTCTTCATGTCGCCCTGCGACACGGTGACGCTGCTGCTGTCAAAGTTCTCAATGGCGCGGATGGTCTGGAGCTGGGTGTGGTGCGCTACAATGTCGCTCCACAGGCTCACGCGGCCGCTTGCGTCGTTCTGCACCTTGCCGAGATACTTCGAGTTGAACATCGATGCAATGTCATTCGCAATCTGGTCGAGCACGCGCATGACCTGATTGGACGAGAAATCCGCGCTCTTTTCATCCGTGACGGACACAAATGTGTTGATGTCGGTCAGCACGCGCGTCTGGTCACCGACACGGTGGAACGTGAACTCACCGGCCTTGATCGCCTTTTCAAGCTGGGTCTGCGTGTAGTTCGTGTCGATGTCGTACTCGCCGGTATAGGTCGAGTTGGTCATCGAACGGTTGACCGCGCACGCGCGGTTGACCGCGCACGCAGATTCCGCGCCGGTCGTCCAGTAGACAGCCGACGGGTCATCAGATGCACCGACCAGACCGTTCTTGACGGAAATCACGCCCTCGTAGTCTGCCGAGGGATAACCATGCAGCACGCACTGGAACTTCACGCCCTGCTCATCACGCAGGCGGCGCGTCCAGTTGGCGAACAGGCCCTTGACCGTGCTGTTCTTCGTGTCGCAGCCGACCGCGTTGAAGCTGTACGGCTCGATCTTGTCGAGGAACGTCTGGTAAGCTGCATCCTGCACCGCGCCGGTCGTGCCGTCGGTGAGCAGCAGGCCCGCGTTCTCGGTCAGCGCCTCGCTGCCCTTCCAGTGCAGATAGTCGTTGTCGGAAAGGTCTGCAACTGCCTTAACTGCCTTCTGCGTGTCCACAAGGGTCGTGCCGATGTAGGTCGAAACGTCGTAGACCTCGTTCGTCGATACCGTGAAGCCCTCGTTCTGCTGAATCACGATCTTCAGTTCGTTGCCGATCTTGCCCGGATACTTCGCCTCTGCGTACTTGCAGGCTGCCTTTGCACCGCCGCTGTTCAGGCGGAACAGGTGCAGCGTCTTGGCATTTGCGAAGATCTCGCGCAGCGGACGCAGCTCGTCCGCCGTGTAGGCGTAGCCGGTCAGCGCAAGTGAGCCCTTCTGGAACTCGCTGTTCTCGATGGTCACGACCTCGTTCTCCGGTCCCCAGTCGAGGGACAGCGGGAAAGCCGCCGTGCCGCGGTCGCCCAGGGTCGCAGACGCACGCGCCGCCGACACAAAGTTGATGTACGCACCGGGCAAAACCTTGTTCTGTACGGTATACATACCGCCGCCTAAAGCCATTTAATTCACCTTGCCTTTCATAAAGTTGTCAATGAGCGCATCCACCTCGGAAAAGGTGTAGCGCTGATCCTTGTCGAGCAGCACACCCAGCAGGTCGCGCCGCTCGCGGTATCTGTCGAAGGTCAGGAGCTGTGCGCCGGTAAACGCCGGTGCTCCTGCCTCGGTTTTGCGTTTAACTGCCATTGTCAGTCCTCCGTTCCTACGGTGGTCTGCAAATTCTCCATCGGAATATCTTCCGGGACTTCCCGGACAAACTGCCGGTAGTCCGCGAAGAAGTGCAGCACCTCGTCTGTAATTTCCCACGAGAGATTGCTCCCGCGCAGGCTTTCCGTGCGCCGCAGCAGCAGCGTGAGCGTCTGTGCAATCTCTCGGCACTGCTCCTGCGGACGGCCGTCCGACGGGAAGAACCGCACGTCCATGTGCTGCACGATCTCATGCAGACCGACCGGGTACGGCGTGACGTCCGCACGAAGCTGCCGAATGGAGAAGCACGGCGCAGAGAATCCCTGCTCGATACGCTCGGTGTAGATGTCGTACTGCGCCGATGGATAGACCGTGCGCAGCTTATCGACGATTTCCTGTACTACGTTAATCATTTGCCCTCCATCATGCGGCTGAGAAATTCCTCGCTTTTGGTCTTGATAAAGTCCGGCGCTTCTTTTTGAAGGTCGAACATGCCATTACGCAGCATATGCCTGCCCTCGACAAAGCCGTTCACAAGGCGCTTGCCGATGGCCGGAACGTACCGTCCGACCTCCTGCCGGTGGCCGTTCTCGACGTATGGTGCATACTCGATATTGTTATAAATATCCGCGTGGTACACCTTGCCGCTGCGCTTCGCCTTGGTGATGAACCAGTTGCGCCGCAGATGACCGCGGTCAACCGGTGTCAGCTCCTTGACGTCGGTCAGCAGACCGTTCATCATCTCATCGAGCAGGCCGGTGTAGAAAGCGTCCATCTCCGGTTCACTGGCGGCGGCCTTAATGCGTTCGTTTAAGTCGCGCAGCTCGTGAAAATCACAGCTTCCCCAGCTTGCCATTATGCTCGCTCCTCTCGGACGGCAGAAAGCTGCTGATGCGTCGGATAGACCGCGCTTTCGCCGCTGTATTTCAGCCGATAGGTCGCGCCGTACTGCTGAACCACAATGCGGCAGCCCGCCGGGACAGCCAGATCAGGCGCACAGTAGATCGTGGCCTGATAGCTGATCTGACCGCTGTTTGCGTCCGTTTTGCTGTCCGGTGTGCCGGAAAACGACAGCGCACACGGGATATTCTCGTGCAGCACCACGTCCGGTGTAACAACGGTTTCGCCGCCCACTTCCTGTTTGCTTGTTCCGGTGACGGTCATCACGCCGTCATAGGTCTGCTCCAGCAGTGCACGCTCCAGCTCCGGATTGCCGAGCATACTACCACCTCATCTTTCGATAGGCGTTCAGCTGCGCCTTGTAGTCGGTGAGGAAGTCGCCCGAACTTGCCAGCGCCGCCAGCTGTTCCGCTGCGGTTGCAAAGGAAAAGGACGTATCCCCTCTGGACACGCCCTTTGCGGCGGGCTGCATATTCTCGTTCTGGAGCTGTACGCTGTTTACCAGACCGCGCACCATAAGCGCTGCGGTGTTCGTCAGGCCGTCCGGCGCTTCGGTCAGATTGCAGTAGTTGCAGATCTGCTCGAGCACCAGCGCACACGCGAACTCAAGCGTTTCCTGCGGCAGGTTCGGCAGCAGGCTTTGCGCCCGCAGCATCAGCGTTTCCCTTGTCATTTCTGCGCTTCCCCCTCGGTTTGTCCTCGGTCGGTTCGGCTTCCTCCTCGGCAGTCACGGTTTCCACTTCCTCCTCGGCGGTCACGGTTTCTACAGTAAAGCCCGCACGGCCGGAGAACCAGCTTGCAAGCCACTCGTTATCCGTCTGCGCCTCACCACTGACGAACTGCACGCCGCCGATCTTGCGGTCGTACTCCTCGTTCGGTGCCTTGATCTTGTACATGTCAGTTCCCTCACTTTACCTTGAAGTTACGCAGCACGCCGGCAGCGCGGGACTTCTTGAGCACGGTTGCCGCTACCATCTCTACATCACCGGCCTTGACCGGGCCTGCGGTGCTGAAATCCGGCAGCGTGGTCGAGATCACCTTGCCGCCCATCGGAGATACGGCGTGGAAACCGTCCAGACCCAGACGGACAGCGTACAGGTCGGTCAGACCGGTAACGGTGGTCTTGGACGAGGACGCGCCGTATTCGCGCGACGTGATCGGTACGACCGGCTTTTCCTTCTTCTCGGCGGTGTCGTAGTAATACTGCATATCCATGAACGGAATGCCGTTGTAACCGCTCATCTGACGGCCGAAAGCGTCCTCGGAGTGGGTCAGATAACCGGCACGGCGGGCGCAGGAGCGGATCTTGGTCAGCAGCGCCGCATTGCCGATAAGCATAGTCGGCACGCCGTCCAGTTCGGACAGGAACTCGTCGAGCATATCGAGCACGGTCTTGTAGTTGGTGTCGATCGCCGCCGAGGTGGACAGGTCAATCGCCTTGGATGCGTCCGCGTTGAGCTCGGTGGAGGTGCCGACGAGCAGCGTGTCCAGACCGTCAAAGCCCTTGGTGCCCTTGTCGCCGTTGATGGCGGTGTAGTGGAACAGGTTGGTGGTCGCCTTGATGTGCTCCTCGAGCTGGAACTGCACCTCGTTGATCTGGCCGTTCGCGGTGTTAGCGAGAACACGGTCGATCTTGAACGTACCGCCGAAGATCTTGAGGTCAACCGACTTGGTTTCGCGGTCGGCTACGGTGTCGGTGTAGTCGGTGTTGATGTCACGGAAATCCGCGCCTGCCGGGGTCTTGAGCTGAGTGTAACCATAGGTCAGCGTAGAGCCGCCGGTACCGGGCGATACCGAGTTGTCAAAGGTCAGTGCCTCCAGCAGCATGGAGCCGCGGCGGAACTGGTCGATAACCTGCTGGTCCACATGGTTTGCCATGCCGACCTTTGCCTGTGCGAGAGTGATAGGCATTTTTCATTCCTTCTTTCTGTTAGCCGTTGGTGTTGTATACTTCTGCGAGAGCGGAACCGAGGTCGTTTACCGTGTTCGGGTTGCCGCCGGACTGCGGATTGTAGCCACCGCCCTGACCGCCGTTCGGGTTTCCGCCCTTGTCGCCCTGCTTGCCGGACTGACCTGCGCCGTCCTCCTCGAACAGCCATGCCTTGTCCTTTTTCAGACTTTCGACCTGCGCGTCAAGGCCGGTGATCTTGCCGTCCGTGCCGATCTTGATGTCGTCCATTGAGAGCGCCGCGCGGGTCAGCTGCGGATCGCGTGCATGGGCACGGGTCAGCGCCAGGTCGATCGCCGCATCGCGACGAATATTCGCGGTATCGGTGTCGTACTTGGTCTGGAGGGTCTTAAGGTCGTCCTCCAGCTTCTTCGGGTCCTTGCCGTCCCACGCTTTGGCAGCCGCACGCAGGTCCTTGATGGTGTTGTTCGCCGTGGTCAGCTCCTGCGCCTTGGTGTCCAGGTCGGCCTTGGGAACGTAAGCGCCGCCGGCGGCATTGACCACCTCAAACTTTGCATCCTTTGCGGCCTGCTGGAACTGCTCCCAGGTCAGTGCGCCCTTTTCAAAAAGGCTTTTGAGAAATTCCATTGTTTTTTGCTCCTTTCATCGAAAAATGGGTATGAAAAAACCACCTTGACGGTTGTCTTGGTGGTTAATTCTTCGGTTGATAGTGAACGCCCGGTGCACATTCGATTGCCGGGTTTTCCTCCAGCTTATTCATATGCTCGCCCGGGATACCATCCGGAAACGCCTTGCAGCATACACGCTTTCGGTGGATACAGGTATTGCACAGCACACCATGAACGCCCGACGGCTGCGAACAGCGTGCCAGAAACTTGTCATGATTGGACAGTTCTTCATATCGCCTGTTGCGTTCCTCGGGTGACAGCCTTTTGAAGTCCTCAAAGGTTAAATTTCTGTCAGCCATATGGTGTTGCCCTCCTTTCTGTCAACAATGAAACGCGATTCTCTCTTGAAAAGGATTTCCTTTTCGATTGTGTTGATACCACGCATATCTCTGCCGGTCTTACTCTGAATAACCAGCTGAATATCCATATCCGAGTCATATACCTCCGTAGAAGTAGACGTGTATGCGTCGTATGTAACGATCGCGTCAACCTCATGCGCTGCCAGAAAAGCAGCTTTATCCGGTATCATGTCACTGGACAGAGAACGATATACCGTTCCCTCGTACACTGGAAGTTTATCCAGCGCCTTGTCAAGCCGTTTCGTCCAGCGCTGTTCCGCTTCGCTGAGCGATTCACCTCGGCGCAGCTTATCGTTTAGCGAATAGCTGGCCGCACTGACATACTTCTGCAGTGCGCTTGTTTCGCGCTTGTTCAATCCCAGTATAGCACTTTCCGGGTCGTTTTCAACATATTTCTTATGCCATTCCTCATATGTCATACCTTTCTCGACATATTCGGTCTTGCCGGTCGCGGGATTTCTGGCGGCACGCTTACTGCCGATCCGGAACTCCGTCACCGGAACGGTGGTACACCGGCAGCGCGGATGCAGCGGCGGATAGTTAATGCCGGTTTCACGCTCCGCGAGCGGAAACTCGCGCTGATCCAGAGCGCCGCACACCGTGCAGGTCTTGAGATCGAGCGCCGCCTCGAACCGATAGGACTGGACACCGGTTTCCCGGTATCCCTGTTCGGCGGCCTCAGCTGCCATGTGGGCGCTCTCGGTGTGGATGAGCGTTGCGGCGCGGCTCTCGGACACGCCCATGCGCTGGGCGAACTCCCTGGTCATGCGGTCGAGCGAGTCGCCGCGGACAAAGCCGCGCGAGAGCGTCTGCATCAGCTCACGGGTCAGCTTGTCCTTGTCCGCCCAGATGCGTGAGGAAAACTCACTGCCGACCCATGGCGTAGCGAGTATCTTCTCGACCGTCTGCGGGTCAATCCTCGCGAACGTGCTCGCCACATCGGCCTGCTGGCTAACGGCGTACACCGTGCGGTAGTAGGTGTCGGTGTAGCGCTCCTGCAAATGGTCGCGCAGAACATCGCGCTGAGAGCCGAACAGCTCCATCATCCGCAGCTCAACCTGCGTCTGCAACGCCTGCAAGCGCGAGATACGCGACCGGAGATAAACCCCCTCCAGCTCCTTATCAAAGCCGCCTGCAAGCGCCTTATCTCGGAACTCGTCCAGCGACATCCGGAAGTCCTCCAGTTCGGCATCCCGCAGCAGCCTGCGTGCGTCCGCCATGCTGACACTCTCGTTTGCGGCATAGCGGGCATAGAAGATCGAGATTTCCTTGTCCAGTTCGTGAAGAATGCGCTCGTATTCCCGATGGAACCGCAGACACAGGTCGTCATCTTCCTGCTTCTGCTTTTCGGCCAGCTCAATGGCACGTTTGCGCCAGTAGGCGCCGTTCAGCTTATCCGCTGCTGCCATCGCCTGCACCGTCCTTTGGCGGGAACCGGAACTGCGGCTGCTTCTCGGCTGCCGCCTGCTGTTCCTTTTCCAGCTGCTTCTGCTCGTTCTCGGCATCGTCTACCCACGGATGGTTTGCGAGGATGGTTCTGTCCGAGATAATGCCGACCGACTGCTGCGCGATCTGCGCGGTTTCAAGGTCGTTCTGTACCATGTTGCGCGTCCATGTCTGGAGAATGCGTTTCGGCTGTGCGATACCCTCCAGACGGCAGATAGCGCGTACCAGCTCGGCAAAGCCGCTGCGGAACTGCGTTTCCAGCATCACGGCCTTCAGCTCCAGCAGGCTGTACAGGTACTTGAGCGCCACGCCGGACGAGTTGCCGAAATTCTCAGGGTTCGGGTCAACGCCCATGCCGCTGACGAAGATCTGACGGCGGGTTCTTTCGAGGAATGCGTTCCGCGCCTCAAACGGGATCTCCGCGCGGATGGTGTCCACGCCGCCGTCCCCCTCGACCTTAATGAGCTTGCTCTTTTTAAGGTCGCTCATAAACTCGGTCTTGTCCGTGCCGCCGTAGTTCTTGATGACGAAGATGACCTCCTGCACGTCCTCCATGTCGTTGGCGAAGCCGGAAACCACCTTGTCGTAGGCGTCGATCAGGTCGCGGTACAGCGGCAGATCGCCCCGCCGGTCGGCGTTGTTGTAGAACGGGATGAACGGCACCGCGCCGAGGCCGTGCCGCAGCTCCTGCCCGACTTCCGGATATTCGAAGTAGGTGTAGTTGCCGGACACGCCGTTCTGACGGTAGAACCGGCAGGTCGTGTCGTCCCAGTATTCGCACACCTGTACGGTCTGGCCGCTCTGCGGGTCGAGCATGGTGTAGCAGCGCAGCACGCCGACAAGGTCGCTTTCCAGCGTACCGGAGAACACCGGCACGATCTGTTCCGGGTCTACGGTGTGATAACGGAACCTGCCGTCTGTGCCGCGCCAGTAGTGCAGCCAGCCGACCGAGGTGTTGCTCGCGTCAATGCCCAGCTGCATGGCTGTTGCGGTATACTGATCTCCGAGGATCTCTGCGATCCGCTCGTTGGCGGTCTTGTTCCCCACATCGAACACCGGCGGATAGCTCAGCGCGTAGGAAACCTTCTGCGTCACGAGCAGATTATGCCACGAATGCGAAATGCGGTTGTCCGCGAGGTGCAGCGGATTGCCGAGCGCCTGTTCAGTTTCAGCCTGCCGCTGCAAAACGCTGTTGTCCTGCTTGATGCGGTTGACGTTGCTGTAATAGCGCCGAGCCTCGTCCGCTGCGCGGATGAACTGCCCGTGCCCCTGTAATAGCCGTTGAATCGTGCGGCTGTTCACTTTCACCATACGCTGACCCCTCCTTTCCTGGTAAACTGCTCCGCAACACCGGTTGTCGCGTCGGGAGCGTCATCGTGGGCGTTCTTGCCCTCTTTCTGGTAATGTAACATTGCTTTTGCATACTCCGGCCAGCGGTCGCGCCAGTTTACGGGGTAGTAAATGTGATCCTGCACCCACGTTGAGTTCGTGAGGATACGCGCGACCTTGTTCTCGCTCTGGTGGAACCACTCCACACGGCAGCGGTTGGAGCCGAGCCGCCGAAGCTGCTCCTGCACGTTGCGGGCAAAGCCGCGGCCGCCGTTGTTGCTCTCGATTTTGGCAAGGTTTACGCCGTGCGCCAGCAGCCGCCGTGCGGTTTCCGGCTCGGTGATCTCCATCGGGTCCTTGGTGTAGTAGATGTCGAGCACATAGGCCTCGTGGTTATACTCGCCGTAGATGATGCTACACAGATAGTCCGCGCCGGTGTCCGCCGTGTCCGTGTAGCTGCGGATATGGGTAAACAGCGGCTTGCCGTGCTCGTCCCTCGGAATGTCCGTATAGGTCTTGAAGCTGCTGTACAGACGGCCTTTGAGGTCGATCGGCTGCTGCTGATAGTTCGCGCTGGCGATTTCCTCGCTCATCGTGCGAACCTTGTCCTCGTAGTCCTCGCGGGTGAGAACCGCGTCGCACAGCATCGTACCGTCGTCCTGCAAGGCCTTCATGGTGATGATTTCCGCGTCCGGCCAGTGCTCAAGGGCGCGTCCTGCGAGGTCGCCGGTCGCCCAGCGCGTCATGATGATGACGATCTTGTAGCCGGTTTCGGTTCGGGACAGCATTGTGTCCGTGAACCACTGCCACTGCTTGTCGAGTGCGCCCTCGTTGAACGCCTCCTCGGCTTTCTTGATCAGGTCATCGAGAATCAGCTTGCGTGCGCCGAAGCCGGTCGCCGTGCCGCCCGGAGAGGTCGCAAGGTAACTCGCGTACTGCCCCTCGAGCGCCCACTTGCCCGCAGCGGCCTCGCCGTACTTGATGCGGGTCTGCGGAAAAATGTCCGAGAACACAATGCGGTTCGGGTCGAACCGTTCCTCCGCAATGCCGTCGCGGACCGCCCGTGCGAACGTCGTGGACAGCGTTTCGTTGTAGCTTCCGGTCATGATCTGCTCGGACGGGTCGCGCCCGAACAGCCACTGGCTCAGCAGCACCGCCGTCCGGCTCTTGCCGTGTCGCGGCGGCATATTGACCACCAGCACCTTGCGGTCGCTCTCACAGAACGCCTGTAAGCGCCTGCACAGCGTCTTGAGGTACGGCCGGTCCTCGCGGTAGAAGTCCGGCGCCATCAGCTTGCAGAACGCCCAGAAGTCGCGCCGCGCAAGCTCAATCCGCGCCATGCGCCGAATACGCGCGTCAACCATCGTCAGCCAGCTTTCGCAGCTCTTCGGTGGTCAGACCGGCGAGCGGGTTTTCCACCTCGAGAGTGCCGGAGTGCTCGATCTGCTGCTTGTCGCGCCACCTGTCCGGTCTGCGGTTCTTCAGCCAGAAGATCTGCGCGGTCGTGTCCGGCGGAATGTGCTTGACCGTCTGCACGGTCTTGATGCTCTTCTTTCCGCCCTCGTGGCTGCGCTCTACGCGCTCCTCGGTATAGTCGTAGCCGAGTGCACGCTTGAGTAAAGCGTTCTCAACTTCGATGTCTACGACCTCTTTTCCCCTTTTTAGGGCCTCCGAAAACTCCGAGTATTTGTTTTTCCAGTCGTACAGCGTGCTGGTCGTAATGCCGATCCTGGCTGCAATCTGCTCATCTGTCAGACCATCCCTCGCCCACGCTTCCAGACGGGTGATGCCGTCCGGCGTAAGCCATTCCTGATATTTGCCTTTTGCCATTCTGCACCGTCCTTTCTGAATTCTGGGCACGAAAAAGCACCCTCGAACGAGAGTGCTCTTTCAGAGAGATGTACTCCAATGGCATGAAGCAGGAGAAATGCGGGACCTCAGTTTCATTCCCGCTGAACTTCATGATACCAGTATAGCAGGAAACTATGTGAACTAACATGGCCTGTTCGCATTTTCTTTCAGAATTTTTTCTGCTGCCTGCAATGCCCTGCCATGCAGCCGCATGACCCAGCGCAGAGTGCGGTCTAAGTCAACCGCGATTTTCTCCCACTTCTCAAAGTTTAAGTACCGCTTTGTGAGAAGTGTCCGCAGGGTCGTATCCGGCACCTCGGTAATCACCGCCGCAATCTCCTGCTTGATGTCGATCAGCTTGTCGATCTGGGCATCCACCTGCGCGGCAAAGTCGGCGTAGCGGCTCATGCCGCCGTCTGAGGCACCGCCGCCTCCCGGTGCACCGGAAACCGATGCCACGCCGGACACGCAGCGGTCATATGCCCGGCGCTTGGCACTCTCCAAAGCCGTAATCTCGCGGTCGAGTGCCCACCCGCGGTTCAGCCATTCTTTTGTTGTCATGTAGTCCCCTCCCCATCCGTAATACCGTAGCGCCACGCAAGGTAGCGCCGAACCTTGTCGCTGTATTTAGTCATGCGACGTCACCGTAACCGGAATGATCATCTCCGGCAGGAAATTCACCTCGTAGTGGAACTTGTCCACGTAAGCGCCGCTGACGTCCTCCACAACGTAGATCGTCCAGTCGTTGAGGTACACAAGGTGTTTCTTGTAAACGCCCTGCCCGGTCTCGACAGTCACCTCCAGCTCGTTCTCGCTGTTGTTCGAGATGGCGAAGTTGCCGATCAGCTCAAACACCGGCTTGTCCGTACGCGCGTTGATGACTTCCAGACGGCGCGTGACGTTGAAATTGTCCGCCTCCTTCGAGATGTTGTACGCAACGCGCTCGCTCTCCCTGCAGGCCGACAGACTACACATCATAGCACCGCAGAGCAGTGCCGCCATGATTTTCTTTTTCATTTTTGTTCCTCCATGTATTTTCTCATAATTTGACCGCCATAGTATTCGATCGTTGCCAGCTCCTCGGCTGTCGTTTCCGGGTCGAGGATGCGGATTGCCTGGTTAATCGTCATATCTGTCTCCCTCCACCTCAAATTCCATCTGTCCCGGTAGCACGCCATCCTCCATCCACCAGTGAAAGCAGTCCATACCGGTCTCCCACTTAGTTGGCAAATTCCGCGCTCGCCGTGCCCAGATACGCCCGCTCATAGGTCGGATACCGGCCAAACTCAAACTGCCGTCCGGCGCGACCAGCCAGCGGGCAGCCGATGCAGCCGACACGATGAAAGCCGCGCTCATACAACGGATTGACTGGGATATGCTCGGAACGAATGTAATCCCACACATCGCTGTCCGTCCAGTCCACGATTGGATTGCAAATGCGCTTTGCCTGCAATCGGCAGTTCTCGAACAACCGCCGGGCATCGTCATTATCATTGTTGATCGTGATTCTGCGGCTTATGACGGCGGATTGTTTTTCGTAAATACCGCGGTTCTTGCGGCGCTTGGCGCTTTCGGCCCAGCGGACGCCTGTTGTTATCATGTGGCCCTTGCCGCCCTGCTCTTTGAGCACGGAACAGCAGTATCGCACAACGCGCGTTGGCGACATGAGTTTTTGCGGTATCAAGCTCCACATCGTCACGCGCTGACCTTTGTAGGTCGGCAGGTTGACGGTACACTTGATGCCCTCGTTTTCCAGCCGATGGAAAGTTTCTCGCACATGGTAGACGGTTTCCGGCGCGTCAACCGAGGTATGGTTATGCTGGACTTCGTACCGGATACCGGCCGCCCGCGCCAGCGCAAGGCAAACATCACTGTCCTTGCCGCCTGAAGTGGTTATAACGAGCGGTGCATGGTAGTAGGTTTCGCTCATTTCAGCGGCCAGCCGCAGACGAGCGATTGCCTGCTGTTCCTTATTCATTGCGCCCCATCAGCTTGAAATAGGCTTTCGGGCGTTTCGGCAGTTCTGTCCAGAAAATACAGCGGCCGTACAGATCGTGAACGAAACTCTCACGGCCTAAGTAAAGCTGTACGTCCATTTTGCCGTTCGGGTACAGGCACAGAACCCGATGGCCGCGTTCCGGCAGTATCTTATTTGCGTTTTTCCATTCCATAGATGACCTCCAAAAGCAAAACCGGAGGAATCCATGCGATTCTTCCGGTTTGTGATTATTCTGTTGTCCGGATTTTTACACTATCATATATATCATCACCTCGCATTTCTCTGTCAGCCTATTCGTCCTCACCCCCGGCTGCCGGGAAACATCAGGCGGCCGGCGGCGTACCGACCTCACAGGCATTGCACCTATCTTGTTGTCCGATCTCATGGCCTGCGACGCTTTTCACGCTCGGACGGTGACTGATCGGGAGTATCATTATCATCTGTGCGGGTCGTCGCCTTGTCGGGAGCCGCCCGACAGTTTGCGGCTTTGCGCCGCAGCTCTCCGCACAGAATTTGTACCTGATGTTTGATGTTCAGTTGCCAAGGAACAGTGAGAGAAAATTTATCCCCTCACTGTATATCCCGAAAAAACAGCCTACTGTATCAGCTAAATTTAGAAATTTGAAAAATATTTTTTCAGCTTAGCTAAAATTCGATCACGATCTCTTACAATCTTCATGGGCGGCACACCAATTTCACGGGCATATTCTCGTACCCCAAGGCCATGAAAGAACAGCGCGTCTATCAGCCTTTGCTCATCGTTGCTCAACCGCGTAAGTACAATCGGTAAGTGTTTTGCCTGTTCTGCCCTCATTTTTACATTTTCATGTTCGATACAGATTTCCTCTGCGCTCGGTTCTGCGTTTTCCAGCGTTTCGATATGTATACCTTCTTCCCTTGTGTATTCCCACGAAATTTCACGTTCTGCCATAAGCAGTTCTTCCGCATACCGCTCCTGCCGGTCCATCTGCGAATATGCCGCAAACACTTTCTCCGAAACCTCTACATCCTGTCCGGACACAGTAATGATGTTTGCAACCACGTTACCGTCCTTATCTTTAACCCGCTTATAGTTGCGGTCTTTCTGCCACTTTTTCATTTT